TGGGCCTGTCCGTCGAAACCATCTCCGCCCAGGGCAACGGGACCCCCGTGGCCGTCCTCGGATATGAGTTGGACGGGGCCAGTGGTGACAATGCCGTTCGGTATATTTCCGGCGGTAACGTCCGGGCGGAAAAACTTTCGTGCGCGGACGGCTCCACGGTTTCGAAAGTGATCAAGGATCAGTTGCGAAATTATGGAATCTTCCCTGTGAATGTAACCGAGCTGGGCGATCAGGACAACCAGTAGAAGGAGAAATTGAGAAATGACAACGAACCTGACTAAGAAAATGTTGGCCGCGTACGAACAATACGCGGAACCACAAATGTTTTTGTCTGGTATGTTCAAGTCCCCGGCCCAGAATTATCACAATTCGGAGTCCGTGGAGATTGACATCCAACGCAACGATGAGGACGTGGCGATCGCGATTACCGATTTGACCACGGGGCCCCGTATGAATTCCTTGGATGTGTACACAAACAAAGAATTCATCCCTCCGATTTTCGATGAGGCATTCACCCTGAACAGCGCGCAACTTATTTCCCGTATGGCGGGGGATACCCCCTACCAGGACCCGCGTTTTCAGGCCGTGGCAATGGACCATTTCGCGAAGGGGATGCGCAAGGCGGAAAACAAAATCCGGCGCGCTATCGAATTGCAAGCTTCCCAAGTTTTGCAAACCGGCGTTGCAACCCTGATCGACTCCGCCGGGACCACCCTTTACACGGTGGACTATAAGGCCAAGGTAACGCACCTTGTCACGGCCGGGACCGCGTGGGATGCGGTCGGCGGTGACCCCGTTGGGGATCTTGGTTCCCTCGCGGAAGTGGTCCGAAATGACGGCCAAAAAGACCCGGATATGATTATCATGGGTATTGACGCGTGGAACGTGGCTATCCAAAATAGCGCCTTTTTGGCCTTGTTTGACACCCGCCGCGCGGACCTGGGCCGGATTACCCCTATGACCACCACGGGCGAGGGCGGCCACTTCCGGGGTGTTGTGGAAATTGGCAACTACTCCATGGAGTTGTGGACGTATGGCGGCCGGTACAAGCATCCCCAAACCGGGGTGATCACCCAATATCTCACCCCGGCTAATGTTGTGATGCGGGCGAGTTCCGGGAGGTTGGACACCACTTTCGGCGCCATCCCTATTTTCCTCCCGCCAGAACGTAGGGTCCTTCCCTTTGTTCCCCCGCGCGTATCCCGCCCCGGCGGCGGGATGGACATGACCACAAACACCTGGGTGTCCGCAGATGGAAAAAATCTTTTCGGCTCCGTTGGGACACGGCCCCTTATGATTCCGACCGCGATCGACACTTTCGGCCGCATTGCCACAGGAGTGTAAACAATGGCCAAAGATAAAGACCTAAAATTGGGTATCAAACCCGCAAAGGAACCGGAACCAAAGCCAGAACCGAAGGCGGAACCGAAGGCGGAACCGAAGGCGGAACCGAAGGCCTCCGTGGAGGCCCCCAAACGGGCCCCCCTGTACGTGGTAAAGCCCGGGCGTAGTATCGCTACCAAACGTGGCGTGCGAGGCCCTGGGGAGGTTGTGGAGGCCCGGGAATTGGGCGGCGGCAAGGATGCCTTGGAGGACCTTGTGGCCTCCGGGCATTTGCAAAAGAAGGAATAGTCTAAATGGGACTACGCACGGACGCGGAGGCCATGTTGGCCGAGATGATAGAGGACACGGATTTTTTTGGTTGGGATATTACCCTTACCGACCCGTCCGGGGCCTCGGCCGCCCTTGTGGGCCTATCGAATGATATTAATCATATGATAGATCCAGACACGGGCGAAATTATCACGGGCCGGATGGCCTCCGTTTCCCTGCGGATGTCCTCGATAATTGCGGCCGGTTTTACCGGGTTCCCCAAAAACGTTGCGGACCTAACCTCCCGCCCCTGGGTGGTAACGTTCAACGATATTTTGGGCACAAGCCACACGTTTAAGGTCCGCGAGGCCCATCGGGACCGCGCGGCCGGCGTGATTGTGTGCCTATTGGAGGCCTATTCTGCATGACACTCGAATTAATTGACAAATACGATGGTTTTGAGTTGGTTCGGGATAAATTGGCCGCCATTCTCGTGGCGGAAATAGCCAACCAACAAACCCTCGCCACCGCGGCCGGGAGGGATGCGGATTTGTGGAAAATTCGTTTTTACCTTGAACGGTCCAACGCGTGGGAACAATTTGTCAATATCGAAGAAATAACGGACTTTTCCCCTATCTGTAATATTTGGTTTGAAAACGCCACCTACGATATGAGCCAAGGAAACACGGTAAAACGTCAAACAAGCGAGTCCCTTTTCAATTTCGATTGCTATGCGGTCGGGCGGAGCGCCGCGGATGGAACGGGCCATTTGGCGGGGGACAAAGAAGCGGCGCTCAACGCCCACAGGGCGGCCCGTCTTGTCCGTAATATCATTATGGCGGGCGAGAATGCCTATTTGGGCCTACAGGGAACCGTGGGCCGGCGGTGGCCGCAAAATCTAACCGTATTACAACCCGAAATGGAGGGCCGCTCCGTGCAACATATTATTTGCGCACGGTTTACCCTTCGGGTCCATCATAATGAGGTTTCCCCGCAATACTCCGGGGAAATAATGGAACAAATCAACACAACAATCAAAAGGGCCAGTGACGGCCAAATTTTGGTAAATATGGAGTTTGACAAATGACAATTTCGACTGCTATTGACCCCGCCGCACGGGCCCGGGCGTTGGCCGTACAGGTGGCCTACCGAGATCTTAAAGCGGGCGCGGTCAATTTTCTACCTATTCGTATTGGTATCCTGGGCCAAGGGGCCAGTGCTACCAGTTACGCCACCACAAAAAGGCAAATTTACAGTGCCTATGAAGCCGGGAGTGTTTACGGATTCGGTTCGCCAATCCACCTCGCGGCCTTGCAATTGCTACCCCCCAACGGGGACGGCGTGGGAACAATCCCTGTCACAGTGTACCCGCTTGAGGACGACGTGGCCGGGGCCGCCGCCGCGGGGGATGCCACGCCCTCGGTGACTACGGCGGTGGCCTCCACATACAAACTTGTCGTGAACAATATTGTTTCCCAAGCTTTCTCCGTGGCTGACGGGGACGCGGTGGCGGATATTGTGGCCGCGGGTGTGGCCGCTATCAATGCTACTCCGGAAATGCCGGTTATCGCCTCCGATGGAACCACAAAAATCGACCTAACCGCAAAATGGGACGGCGCCTCCGGAAACGACATTTACGTTGAATTGCACGAGGACTCCCCCACGGACAAGGGCGTTACCTGGGCGTTTACCCAACCCACGGGTGGGGCCACAAATCCCTCGGTAACGGACGCCTTGGCCCAATTGGGCGATGTTTGGGAAACATTCATACTCAATTGCATGGAGTATGATGATACGGACACAATGGACGCCCTCCAAACGGTTAACGAGGGCCGCTGGGGTGCTTCCGTTGGCAAACCGTTTATCTCGTTTTCGGGCATGACAGAATCCACCGTGGCCCTGGGGATTACCGCTCCGGATGCGCGCAAAACGGACCGTACAAATGCCTATCTCACAAGCGTTGCGAGTAACGACCTTCCCTTGGTTGTGGCCGCCCGCCAATTGGCGCGGATTGCAAAAATTGCCGGGGCCAACCCTCCGAATGATTACGGCCGCCAACAAGCTACCGGATTGACGCCGGCGGCGGATGGGAGCCAATGGACGGCCGCACAAAGGGAAAGTGCATTCCAGGGCGGTTGTTCCACGCAATCTGTGAAAGATGGCGTGGTACAAATCGAGGACGTGATCACATTCTACCACCCCACGGGAGACACGGACCCCGCGTACCGGTACGTGGTGGACCAAGTCAAATTGTGGAACGTCATGTACAATACCTGGAATATTTTTTCTGCTTCCGATTGGGCCGCGGCGCCTCTTATTCCGGACGATCAACCCACGGTCAATCCAACCGCGAAAAAACCGCGGATGGCAAAGGCCGCCGTTTCACGGATGATCGATTCCCTCGGATTGAACGCGATCATTTCCGATCCGGAGTCTGCAAAAGAATCAATCATCGCGGGAATCAACGATTCCAACCCCAAACGATTGGATGTGACTTTCTCCGTGGCATTGAGTGGCAACACAAATCAAAAATCCATTGATTTGTATTTCGGGTTCTATTACGGAACTGCCCCCGTTGTGGGATAAAGGCAAGGTGATATCATGACAGCAGTTGGCGGATCTGTAGAATCAATTTCATTTGACGGCCGGGAATTTGCCGTGACGGCGGATTCGGATGTGTCCATTAAAGTGGGCGGGTTCGAGAACGAACCCTCCGCAAATGGTAACGGTACGGCCCGTCTTTTGAAAACGCGGGTGACGTGGAGTGTTTCCGGGGCCAACCTGGAAGTTGACCACAGTAACGACGATCTGAATTTTTTACAGGAAAGGGCGGATTCCAAATCCTATTCGGATTTTACCATTACCATGACAGACGGTACCACCTACCAAGGGGAGGGTTGTATCCAAGGGGAGCTCGCGGGAAGTAGCGCAAGCGCCGCCGCGTCCGTAAACTTCGGTGGGCCCGGGAAGCTCACGAAACAGTAAATAAAAAAAGGGGATTGTGCGCCGCGCGGTTTCTATCCCCTACCCTTGTTACGCCCCAATTGTCCCCCAGCGATTGGGGGCGCGGCGCGCCTTTTTTAGAAAGGGGATATTTTCTATGGAAAATGTATGCGATAGGGCCACGGCCGTGGCCGAATTTGAGCGGTGGGCGGATTTTTCAGATATTGATTTGGCCCCCGAAGGCATCGACGAAAATGAACGCGGCGGTTTTGAACGAGATCGGATGGTTGTCATTCGGGCCATTGAAAAGGGCCGCGCCATTGTAGACGAAGAGGGACAAATAACCGTGGTGTGTAAACACTCGGAGGACAGGATCACTTTTCATATACCGGAGGGGTCCGCCTATATCGTTATGGACAAAAAGAAACGTTCATCCGATTTTGGAAAATTGTTTGCATCCCTCGGTTCGATGACGAATACCGCGCCCGTGCGGTTTGCGAAAATCAAACAACCGGATTTGAAGATCTGTATTGCTATTTGGTCGCTTTTTTTGGTGTGATCGCGGGGCCGCTATTGGTGCGGGGAGGAATGGACGTAAAATTGCCTAAAGGACGCCACACACGGATCGCGGTATACACGGAGATGTATTTA